GCATTTTGTCTATTGCAATGGAACGAGTTATCCCAGAGGATAAGAAACCTCGTACTATTGAAATTAAATAATGTTATAAAAGTGATGGGTGCCTCTTGACAGAGGCACCTTTTTGTGATATAGTTAGTAATAACTAAAATATAGGATGTGAATGTGAAAAAAATCGACTACAAGTATTCGGAAGACCGTCTTCTAAACGAACTCAAAGAGTACATAGACAAAACCTATGACGCTCACTATTCCCACAACAAGTTTCAAGCCACCGAATTCATTATGGATTCTGGACATGGCGAAGGTTTTTGTATCGGCAATATACTCAAGTATAGTCAACGATACGGAAAAAAAGATGGCAAGAACAGAAATGACTTGCTAAAGGTGATCCATTATGGTATAATGGCTCTACATAATCACGATACAATGGAGAAATAAATTATGATGCAATTAAGCGGCGACACGAGAGATGTTCTCAAGAACTTCTCAACCATTAACCAAAACCTTCTGGTGAAGTCTGGTAATACTATTAATACAATGTCTGCAATGAAAAACATTGTTGCAAAGGCAACTATTCCAGATACATTCAATGATGAGTTTGCAATCTATGACTTGAACGAATTCTTGTCTGCACTTTCATTATTCAAGAGTCCAACATTGGACTTTGCAGATAAGTCTGTAAAACTGAATGAAGAGGGTGGTGGTAGTTCTTTGAATTACTTCTTTAGTGACCCTTCTGTGGTGACTACACCAAAGACAGAGATTACAATGCCTTCTGTGGATGTAGAGTTTACTTTCACACAAGATACATTTAATCAAATTCAAAAAGCATCTGCTGTACTTGGTGTTCCTGATGTAGTGCTAAAGGGTACTGCTGGTGGTGATATTAATCTGACTGTAACTGATCGTAAGAATGAAACTTCAAACGATTTTGCAATCAAGGTTGGTGAGAATGCACCTAGTGATTTCACATACTATTTCAAAGTTGAAAATCTAAAACTTCTCTCTGGTGATTACAAGGTTGAAGTATCTTCAAAAGGGATTTCGCATTTTAACAATGTTGCAAAACCAATTGAATACTTTATTGCTCTAGAAGCATCCTAAACCAGAGGAAATATATTATGAATGATGTGATGTTATGGGTGGAGAAATACCGCCCTAGTACAATCAGTGAGTGTGTTCTTACTGATGATTTGAAGAAGACTTTCCAACAGTTTGTAGATGATGGACACATTCCTAATCTACTATTGTCTGGTGGAGCTGGTGTCGGTAAGACAACTGTTGCAAAAGCAATGCTTGACGAAATCGGTGCTACATATATGTTAATCAACGGTTCAGAAGAATCGGGTATTGATGTACTGCGAAACAAGATTAAGAACTTTGCAAGTACTGTCTCTATGGATGGTAATCGTAAGTTTGTAATTCTTGATGAGGCAGACTATCTTAATCCACAATCTACACAACCAGCGTTGCGTGGGTTTATTGAGGAGTTCCACAAGAACTGTGGATTCATTCTTACCTGTAACTTTAAGAACAGGATTATCGAACCTTTGCATAGTAGATGTTCGGGTGTTGTATTCAACATTCCAAACTCTAGTAAACCAAAACTTGCTGGTGAATTTTACAAACGTGTACAGGATATTCTCCTTGCAGAGAATGTTCAGTACCAACCAAAAGTTGTACAAGAACTGGTAATGAAACACTTCCCAGACTGGCGTAGAGTTTTGAATGAACTGCAAAGGTATTCTGCTTCTGGAATGATTGACACTGGAATACTTGTCAATATCTCAGAATCAAATATGAAGGAGTTGACTACACATCTCAAGGCAAAAGACTTCAAGTCTATTCGTTCTTGGGTTGCAAACAATCTAGACAACGACCCTTCACAACTGTATCGTAAAATTTATGATACATTGTATGATAGTGTTCAACCACAAACAATACCACACATGGTTATGGCGGTTGCTGACTATCAATACAAATCAGCATTTGTTGCAGATCAAGAAATAAACATGCAAGCGTTTATGATTGAGATTATGTCACAGGTGCAGTTCAAATGAGTATCTTGAAACTTTGGCAATACGCACTAGGTTCATACTCAGATGAGAAAACTGAACCCTATGATAAACCCATGCTTGTTATTAGAACATTGTGGGTATCACTTCATATTATAACTTGCGTTATGATTATTCTAGGCAACTCTAAACTGATGGGGTGGTGGTAATGTCATATGAACTTAAACACTACCTAAACTCTATCAATCACACAAAAGAAAATCTGATGGATTCAGATGATCCTATGTGGGAGAAGAAGTATCCAGCATATGTTGTAAACAGATGTTTGGGTGCATTCAATGATACCATTATGTTCGTTAATGAGTTGAACATGCGTCACCACCTTGACGCAAAGCTTCAATATGACTTTTTACTAAATACTATTAGATCAAAAAAGCGATTTGCGCCTTGGGTAAAGGCAGAAAAGTTGGAAGATTTAGAGTATGTTAAAGAGTATTATGGCTATAGTAATGAAAAGGCAAAGGTCGCTCTTTCCGTACTTAATAATGAACAGATAACGACTATCAAAGATAGTTTGAATAAAGGTGGAAGAAATGGAAGAAATTGAATGGCGTCCAGATAAGATGCTAGAAGTAAAACTAAAAGAACCTGATGACTTCTTAAAGGTTCGTGAGACACTATCAAGAATAGGTGTCGCATCTCGTAAAGAGAGAAAACTATACCAATCATGTCATATCCTACATAAACAAGGTAGGTATTACATTGTGCATTTTAAGGAACTGTTTGCCCTTGATGGTAAGGAAACAAACATAACTGAGAATGATATATCTCGTAGGAACTCAATATCAGTTCTTTTGAGTGATTGGGGGTTGATTGAAGTAATCGGTGATACTGAACCGAAAGCACCGTTATCCCAAATCAAAGTAATTTCCTTTAAGGAGAAGAACGAGTGGGATTTAGAGACTAAATACAATATCGGTAAAAAACGAGAACTATAAAATGAAAGGCGAAACAATGAACAATGATATTCTGGATGCTGTCAAGCAACACGCACAAGCTCAGATTGCAATGCACCAAGTAAACATTATGGTGTATATGAAGAATCCTGCTGGTATCGGTGAACACTCTGATATCTCTCAAGCAGTAGAACATGAACTAATGGAAATGGCAAAATGGCAAGACGTTATCGACATGGTTGATAAGTACTTCCCAGAATCGCCTAAGGATCAAATGCCGCTTTTCTCTTGACATTCTACCTTAAATCTTGTATAATGAAACTAATTGATAAGGAAAAATGTCTTGAATTTTTATACACACGTTGCCCAGTGGGGTAATCAATTACTTGTTCGTGCAGTAAAGAATGGTGTTCGTTCTAACTTCAAAGTAAAGTATGAACCCACTCTTTTCGTGCCTGTCCAGAAAGAAACTGGTTGGAAAACATTGGATGACAAAAACGTCAATCCAATGAAGTTTCTTTCTATCAAGGAAGCGAAAGCATTTATAGAACAGTATCAGTCCCAACCGCATCTTGTGTATGGAATGAATCAGTTCCCATACTCATATCTATCTGAAACGTATCCAAAACAAATTGAGTTTGATTCCAAACAACTCAAGATTGTTACTATTGATATTGAGGTAGAATGTGAGAATGGTTTTCCTAATGCAGACCAAGCAGCAGAACCAATGCTGTCCATTACTATCAAAGATCATAACAAGGGCACGTTTCTTGTTTGGGGTATGCAACCTTACGAAACAAGTCGGGACGATGTAGAATACATTCACTGTCCTACAGAACGTGAGCTTCT